TAGCATGGTCTAGTAAAGCAATTCCTGTAGGAACTGATACCCCAATTGACATTGCAACGTTAACTTTTGCTACTCCGATATGGATTAGTCCGCCTGCTAAAGTTAAACAATTAGGAGTAATTACAAAAATTATTACTGGATTATTTGACGGTAATACTACCCTTAGTGAACCAATTTTTGGATCAGATTATTTAGACCCATCTTCAAAGTTTACCGATGCTGGTGCTGCGTTTTTAACAGATATAGTTACAGTAATTGAAGATTATTCAGTTGAAATTTATAATAATCAAGTAGTGTTACTAGATCCTAATTATAATGTTGAATATGAAGAATCACCGTATGAAATACCTGATAGGTTTGGAATGGAAGTTAAATGGGCAGAATTATTTGAAAAATATCCTAAAAAGTTCATACCTGGATTTAGTAGAATTATCGTAACGCAGCTTGGTGGAGTTGAAATAGTTGGTACATTAACTGCAAATACAGACGATGAAACTATTTTAAATGTTAATTGGGACGAAGATACATTAAGACGTAACACATTGATTGATAGTCAAGGTTATTTAGAATCAGACGTTACTTATTTTAATTTATCAACATGTAATAGATTGTCACCTGGAACATTTGATGCAATTATTAATCCGTATACATTTAATCCATACGATTACGACCTTAGAACAGGCACTCGATATTTAATAATTGAAGATATCGGTTCAGTTGATAATACTGATGGTGCGCTAGCATGGAAATCTACATCCGAAGATGATTTAATCGCACATGCTAATGATATAGTTGAATGGAACGGTAGCAGTTGGCATATTATATTTGATTCAGTTAACGAGACTGACACTATAATATGGCAAACAAATTTAATGAATGGTATACAATTTATGTGGAACGGTGTGTCTTGGACTAAAAGTTTTGAAGGATTCTATAGGACAACTAAATGGCGACTGGAATTGTAAAAGATCAAATAATTTGCAGTGGTGCATTAATATACTCACAAGCTACTCATAGATTTCTTTTGATTCAAAAATCCTCAGGTAAACACCAAGGTACTTGGGGATTAGTTGGTGGCACTAACCTTGCTAACGAAAATCCATGGCAAGGTCTTACAAGAGAAATAGAAGAAGAAATTGGTTTTCTTCCAATCATTAAAAAAACACTACCATTAGAAAAGTTTGTATCTAACGATAGTGTTTTTAATTTTCATACATATTTCTGTTTAGTAGAAAACGAATTTGTTCCAACTCTTAGCGACGAACACATTGCATGGGGATGGTTTAGTTTAGTTGCTCTACCAAAACCTATACATCGCGGACTAAATCTCAGTTTGCGTAATAAAATTATTCAAACTAAGATCCAAACCGTTATTGATATTATTGATAGTTTGTAAGTATTTGATAATTTGTGTAGACCAGTAAACACTATGTTTACTGTCTACTCTAACATTAAAATCTACAGGAGGATGAAATAGACAATTAGTATCATTATACTTGCTAACAGATATAGTATCAACAAATACAGTAAAATCTGCATTAAATAGTTTCCTAATTTCGTTAGTAGGTGCAATAAAATCACAAATAACATAATTAGATTTAGAATTTTCAGCTAACTGTTTCATTCTACTACATTGTCTTAATCGTCCTTCTGTACTAAAATCCCAATCGTTGTATTGTTCTCTTATTATATCAGCATTAAACCATTCAACCGAATCTAAAAGTTTAACTAGCTCAGTTGCTAGAGTTGTTTTACCAGATCCAGGCAATCCCATTATTAAAATTTTCATCATTCAGGTAAAACTGCATTTAATAAAAATAATTGAGTTAGTTTAGTTGGTTCTAAACTATACCAGATCCAAGGTCTAATATAAATGTAATCATTCTTTTTTAAATTAATACTATTAACTGTTGACCATTTACTAGGATCGTAACAATTATCCGCAATAAATGTATCTAATTTATCTATAACATCAAATACAGTTTTTACGGTATCTTGTTCATGGATTGTCAACACAGTATCTTCCATTGCAACTACAACTAACCATAGTGAATGCTGATAAAAATGTTCTACATGAATTATATCAGATGGTTTTCTAAAAATACCTGTATCTTGTTGTATAGTAACATCAGAATTAATTTCATGTTTAAAAAATTCTTGTAATTCAGCTGGAACATAATTGAAATTTATAATTTCTTCGCCAAATAATGTTCGTTCAAATTCCATTGAAGACATTAACATTTGTAATTGTTCTGAATTATTATACAACCCAGAACAATGAATAAAATTTTGCATATTTTTACCTTTTATATGTACTTAAATATTTAAAAAAGAAATCTCTTTCAGTTTCTTCATCTAGGACATAAAATTCAATAACCTCGCCATTAACATTTTGAAATGCTAATTTTTCTGGTAATTTACCTTTATACGCGATATTATTGATAGCGCAATAACTATAAAAATGTTGCACTACACCTAAAGATAATCTGATAGTCCAATCATCGCCGCAATTTTTTAATTCTTTATGCCACATCTCCATTCCGCGTTCAAGCCAAGTAAAGTCAGGTTTTGGATGATCTGTTATAAATTTACTCCAATAATCAACTAAGATATAATGTTTAGCAAAAACTCTATCTGGATATGTTCTAACATTTTTATAAATTAAATCAGAATTTCTACCTATAGATTTTCTTTTTAATAATTCATGATTAGCTAAACCATAATGTAAAATCCAAGCATAATCTTGCCAAAACATTTTACCTAAGAAATGCTCACCGTCTTTAGATGGATATTCATGCACAACACCGGTAAATCTAATTTTACCTCGTTTAAATAATCTATCGTGCATCACATCAACGTTAATACCCATTTTATGAGAATCAAGTGACATACATTGCTTTTGTTTTAGTAACATACCATCATAATAATCGCTAGTAATGTACTTAAATAGATTTTTCCAACTTTCAACTTGTTCGTCGGCGTCAATCCAAAAGATATAATCTCCAGATGCTTGATCAATAGAATAATTTCTAGCTCTAGAAAAATTACCTAACCCATCTTCTTCTAACCATTCTAAATCATAAATTTTATCTGTATATTTTTCAACAATTCGTTTAGTATCATCAGTAGAACCGGTATCAACGACAATAATTTCATCTACAAATCCATCTAACGATTTTAAACAACGAGAAATATTATCTTCTTCATTTCTAACAATTATGCAAGCAGAAATAGATTTATATGGTCTAGTTTTCATCCATTTTTCGTTATAATCAATTTTACCAAATTCAATATTATCGCCTTTAGAAGAATTAAACCAAAAAGAAATATTGCTACACGGTTCGTTTCTTCTACCTAACACATTGGCAGATGAGTGAATTAAAGTAAAATCTATGTTTTTTAATAATTGTTTAATATCAGATCTTTCAAAATGATGAACGTGATTAAGTTCTACTTTATTCATTGTCATATTATCCCACGGTCCTGTTGGAGTAGTAAAATAAAATAACGTATCAAGTTGAGCTAATTTAGTTACTGTATTAAGAAATTCGTCAGTATCCTCAATATGTTCCATTACCTCGCCAAGAATAACTACATCGGGTTTAATATCATAATTTAAAATATTAAATACAGAATCGCAAATAAATTTTAATTGAGGATATTTAGATTTATACTTTTTTTCAACAAAATCTAACACAGGCTTATAAGTATCAACTAATGTCATTTCTGAAATATTAAGAGAAAATCGTTTCAGTAATGGTAATGATAATACACCATCATTACTTCCTATGTCAACAATTTTTAATTTTTTACTAGGAGCTTTTTTAATAATATCATCAACTAAATTTATTAGATGAGTACCCCTTTCATCTAACATAAAATCTTCGTCTGAGTTATAATCTTCTCTAACTAATACAACATTTTTATTGTAATAATCAGCATTATCTAACAATTTTCTATATTTTTCATCTCCTGTTAATTTATAAGCAGCTACTATATCTGAATTATAAACTAACTGGTCTAAAATTTTAGATTTATATTTTTCAAATCTTTTATTAAACATAGAATCAATTTCTCTGTTCCAAGATTTGGCTACGTTTTGCCAAGAATATTTTTCAATATCTACTCGCGCCTTATCTACAGCTTGATCATACAAATCTTTATCTTGATATTTTTTTACTAATGATAAAAATTCATCAAAATATTCTTGTGTATCGTATTTTGATTTAACTGTAGTTTGAGATTTAACAGTTTCTGATAATGCAAAATTATGTGTAGCAATAATCATACATTCATTATATTGAGCTTCAATAGCATTAATACAACTAATTTCAGGAAAATCTGTTGGATATAGCATGTATGCGCAATTAGAAAGTAATTCATAATATTCGCGTTTAGGTAAATTACCTATCATTTTAACATTAGTTGAATACTCTAATAATTCTTCAACCTCATTATAAATTTTTTGAACTTCTTCCGGAGTTCCTAGTGTATGCTCATATCCGCATAAATGTAATATTGCATCAGGATTAATATCTAACACTTCTGGCCATATTTTTTCAAGTAGATATTTCAATCCTCGTTCGGGTCTAGAAGCATAGATATAATTATTTTTCTTTTCTTCAAATGATTTTTTTGTTGTTATAATTGACTGATCATAACCATTAGAAGTTTTCCAAATATAATTAGTTGGTTCAATAGTATAATTGTTAACAAATAACGATTTATGATATTCACTTAAACAAAATACTCTATCTGCTACGCCCATAGCATCACGAAAATTATTAGAATCAATATCATGACACCAAAGAACGTTAAGTTTTGAATCTAATGGAACTGCTAGAAAATCTGTAAATCTACTTACAATTACAACATCAAATTGAGAAATATCATCTGCCATATATTTTTCTAATGGTCGATAATCAACATTATCATAAATTCCAGGTTTATCGCATTTACAATAAACTGTTACTTCATGACCTAAGGCTGCAGTTTCTTTAGCCATATAGATCAAGGCTGATTCTGACCCACCTAACGCTTTTTCGTAAACTGAATTACCATTAAATTCTAATCCAGCAGTTACAAAACAAATACTTTTATTCATAATTAATTTACTCTCTTATAGGCTTTTTTATGTTTAGATATAGCAAATATTTCAAATCCGCCTGTTAACATTTTATCTTCAATTTGTTGATGATCGTAATATGGAATATCATCAAATATTATAATTCCATTCATAGAGAGTCTAGGAATAAAAAAATCTGCTTCTAGCAATACGGCATCTGTACAGTGAGGACCGTCAATAAATACTAAAGCATAGTTGGATTCGATTGTTTTAACTTGATTATACACTGGAATACCGTCAGAATATCTAGAGAAAAATTCAGTATCTTCTAAATTAAAAAATTGAAAATTAAATCCTAAATCAGTTATATAAGAAAATAAATTAGGAATCGTTTCGTCTCTCATACGATTATTATAATCAAATTTTATAGCTAAATGCAAATCGCTAGAAGCATAATCTATATTTCCGTAAGGATCAACACAAACAAATACTCTATTAGTATCTTCAAATCGTTCTAAAGAATCTGCGATTAGTATTGCAGATCCACCTTTTCGAGTCCCTAACTCTATTATATTTCCAAAGATATTATTTTTTGAAATATATTCACAAGCATCATTTAATATTTCATAATCTATACTATCAGTTTCAAACATTATATTTTTCCTTTAATACAGCTTTTAGTTCGTCATATACTTCATTCCAAATTTCCGGAGTAACTTGTCTAATTAACCTTACGTTTTCTCCATACCAACTAGAATTTGGTTTACCTTCGGCCCAGACATAATATTCCATGATAGGAATTAATATAATAACTTGTTTACCTAGCGCAGCCGCTGCATGTGCAACTGAAGTACACGAAGTTATTACTAAATCTAGGTTATGGATTACACCTAGTAAATCTTCAAATGTACTTAACTCAAATTGCAAATCAACAACTTCATTATGATTTTCTAATTGCGCTAACCCAACATCTCGTTGAATAGAATATAAACTCCAGTTATTGCCTTCTGGTAAGGAATTTATAACTTCTGTTAAATTAACGCTGCGATGTAATTCATGATCATATCTTGGATTGCCTGCCCATCGCAACCCAACTTTAAATTCTCCAGATAATTTATGTTTCTCAATATAGTCAGGTTTAGCTTGTAAATAAGGGCCGTACCATAAATCGTTAGCATCAATTCCTAATGTTTTTGGTAATGCCATCATTGGAGTCCAACAATCATAATCTTCTTTTTTATAGTCTGAAATATCAATAATTTTTTCAAATGGTAAATGATTGTAAATTGTATGTACTTTATGAGTAGTCATAATAGAAACTTTCATACCAAGATCTCTTAAATGTTTTACAAATCTAACATTAATAATCTCGTCGCCAATGCCGCCTTCACCTACTATTAATATATGTAAATTTGGTTTTGGTTTACCGTTCCATTCAGGGATATCCCAAACTTTAGAATATGATCCAAATACATTTAACTTTCTACCAATGTAAAGGTGTTCCATACCTTTTTTAAAATCTCCATCTTGAATATAATGCACTCCAAGATTAAATAAGATCGAATCCGCTTCTCGTTGATCGTATTTCCATAAATTTTCTTCCATTGATTTAACAATATCATAAGATTCTTGTTTTTTATTACACGCAAATAATGCAGCTGAATAATCTAATAGATAGCGATCATTATCTTGAATATTATCCATAACAAATTCATAATATTCTACAGATTTAGTTGGCTTATTTGCTGACAAATAAATTTTAGCTAAATTAGACTTAATTGCTACAGTTTGTTCAATAGCTTTAGATAGCGATAATGCTTTTTCGCCATATTCTATAGCAGTAACAAATCTTTTTGCTTTATCATAAGAATAACTATATAAATCATAACCTAAAATATCAAGAGGAACTATTTTATTTTTTTCAAATAGTTCCATTAAATTTACTATTTCGTCTAATAAATCCGATCTTGATAAAATATCAACTGTTTGCTTTACTGCATCATAATCTGTAGCCATTATTTTCCAATTCCAAAATAAACTCGTATTCCGATGATGATAATTTTTCTTCAGGAACACAAATAAAATTTATATCCAAAACAAAAGTTTTATAACCTAACGATTCAATTAACGTTTTTAGTTCAGTTGCACCGTTATATTGCTTATAATATTCAATATACATTAGTGGTCTGTGCTTGTTAATTGTAGCAACAGCACCATTAACTACGTCTAGTTCCATCCCTTCAACATCAACTTTAATAATAGAAATATTTTCTATATCTTTAAAGTATTCATCAATAACAATTTGATCAACAATTTCGCCATTACCAAAATCTAGATCTTGGCCAACATCATCAAATTCTCCAGTAAGACCTACACTACCAAAACTAGCCGGTTTATAATAATCTACTTTAGGTACAGTTATCGGTTTAGTAGACGATCCGACTGCAGTTTTTTCCGCATATACGTTATCTACGCTGTTTAATGCTAAGTTACCACATAGCATTTGATAGATCTGACGTTGCGGTTCAAATGCATACACAGTTCCGTTTGCTGGTAAAATTGCATCAGCAACTTGGACAGAGAACGCGCCGATGTTAGCACCAACATCAATCACTGCAGGATACTTTTTATCTTTAAGATACTGGCGTAAGATCCACATTAATTCCATATTTTCTGAACCCATGTTCATTAAATGATATCCAACTCCGGGAAAATTTTCTGTAGGATTATAATCAAATCGGTTTACTATCATCATACCAAACTCAGTTGGTATTATAACATTTCTTCTCGGTTTTCCTATCATTTCATGTTCTTCCAAAAATCCATTTCTTCTAAATGGTTAAATAAATCTGGCGGAAGAATTGTTTGACGTTCTTTAAATTGAACTTTATTTCTAACGTGATGTAACCCTTTAATGTTCATATCAAAATCAAATTCGTCGTAATCACCAACTACATTATCAAAATCATGATCAAACCAAGATTCTCCAATAAATTCATAAATTTTCTTCATGACTAATTTAGGATTCTTAGCCAATTGATCATATTGCACTACCATAACATTTTCTTTTTTTGCACCAAATAACGCTTCTTTAACACCATTATATGCAAACCCAACAAATGAACTAGGGTCTGTTAAATACTGTGCTCTAGAGTAAACAGACATTCCTGCTCCTTCCGGAAACATAGACGGAACATCGTATGGATTTTTAGCAAATAAAGTTTCAAATGAATCTACAATCCACGGAATTGATCGTATACAAACAATAATTTTTGCATCTGGATATAAATCAGCCAATAACGGCGTTAGATAAGTCCAACCTCGATTAGTATCAAACACTACGTCATTTGAATCTTTATAGTAAGTTTCTGTAACAGAATGGATTAATTCTTTGCGTTTTTCTGGAGGGCATTGGAATCTATATCCGCCCTGTGATTGACTTTCTTGAATAATAGCTCGTGTAAATCTAGCAAGTGGACCAGAAATACTTGCTCCAAAATTTGGATTTTGGTGTAAAATGGAGGAAAGAAGGGTTGTTCCAGAACGAGGCAACCCTGAGATAAAATGAATTTTTTGCATATTGGCCTTTTTAAATAGTTTAATAAAACATAATTTTACTATACTTAGTTCAAAAAGTCAAGTGTTATTTTTTTTCTAAATCATATTCACGTAATTCAACTGTTGTTTGAATAGCATTAATTTCAGCAGTTTTTGTAGATTCCCAATTAAAACAATCTTGAATATGCGTCATTATAGAATTTACAATTAATTGTAAATCAGTTTTATTAATTACAAAAAACCCTTCTGGGAATTTCCATTCAGCAGAGTAATCATCATTCGTTAATAATAATGCTTGAGAATACATTACTCTAGTTTCTCTATCAGTATACAAAGTTAATATTTTTCCATTAATATCTCTTGTAATCGGAGTTGTTTCTTTAATCCAACGTAAGTTTGCCAATGCGGCTTTTAAATTAACTTTTATAGATTCTATAGGAAATTCTTGCGCGTAAAATTCTGCTATGTGATTATTAGATTCATCATAATAGAATTTTGGTCCAGCTATTTGATCAAATGTGTCATTAAGTTCTGTTGGATTAACAATTTGCGTTGGAACTAATTTTAAAGATTCATTAAAAATTAATGGTTCGCTTGGCGGATGTTCTATAGTAACTCGTTGATTTAATTCTTCAGAAACAAAGTGTTCAAAATATGCTTGATGCCAATCTCTCGGACCTGTTATTATATTTTCGTTTTTTAATAATGTGTATGCCATTTTTTAACCTTATATTATTTTTAATGCTAATGTATAATACTGACCAGCACTAACTTGTCTCCAGTCACTTAAAGTTCCGACTTGCGTTGGGCTGAATATATTGGTGGTATTTGATAATCCTAGTTGGCCATTGCCATTATACCCCCAGGTCCATAATGTTCCGTCTGTTTTGATCGCTGCTGTATAAAATACCCCGCCAGCAACTTGACTCCAACTACTTAAAGTGCCAACTTGTACTGGGCTACTTCTGTCAGCCGTATCAGATAACCCTAATCCTCCAAAACTATTATATCCCCAATTCCATAATGTTCCGTCTGTTTTAATCGCTGCTGTATGCATATATCCAGCAGCAACTTTGCTCCAATTGGACAAAGTTCCAACTTGTACTGGGCTTGATCTGTGCGCGGTATCCGATAGTCCTAGTTGACCACTATTATTATAACCACACGCCCATAATGTTCCGTCTGTCTTACTTGCTATTGTGTGCTTATATCCACAAGAAACTTGATTCCAGTTACTTAAAGTTCCAACTTGTACTGGACTACTTCTATTTGTTAAATCAGATAATCCTAGTTGACCTGTATTATTTAAACCCCAAGTCCATAATGTGTTATCTGTTTTAATCGCGGTTGTGTGCATTCCACTCCCGCTAGCAACTCGACTCCAGTTACTTAAAGTTCCAACTTGTACTGGACTACTTCTATTTGTTAAATCAGATAATCCTAAGTTACCTTGACCATTATAACCGCAAGCCCATAATGTTCCGTCTGTCTTAATCAATGCTGTATGATACTTTCCAAGAGCAACGTTACTCCAGTTACTTAAAGTTCCAACTTGTACCGGGCTTGATCTAGCAACTGTATTTGATAATCCTAATGCACCAAAAAGATTATAACCCCACGCCCATAATGTTCCGTCTGTCTTAATTGCTACTGTATGTCGGTATCCAACAACAACTTGATTCCAGTTAGATGCAGTCCCGATTTGTACCGGACTACTTCTATTTGTTAAATCAGATAATCCTAGTTGGCCAGCATCATTATTCCCCCAAGCATACATATTCCCAGTTGCCTTAAACATAGCCGTAGACATATATCTTGTTTGTAATTTTGTTCCAGTTACTTTATAAGTCATAATAGTGAAGCCAAAGTTGTATTATCCATTGCATAAACGCTAACGTATGTATTTAGCGTTCCGACTTGTACAGGGCTACTTGTATTAGTATAGTTTTCCTGACCTAATTGACCGGAACTATTTAAACCCCACGCCCAAAGAGTTCCATCCGTTTTTATAGCAACAGAATGATAGTTACTTGCTGCAATTTTGCTCCAATTAGATAAATTACCAATTTGCGTTATACTTGAACGATGAGTTACATCTCCTAATCCCAATTGACCATAACTATTATTACCTATAGACCAAAGAGTTCCATTAGTTTTTAAAAATAATCCATACGTTAATCCAGCAACGACTTTAGACCAACCAGTATTTAACGATATTTGAATAGGGGAATACACGTTAGAACTAGATCTACCTAACCCGCCAAAATTATTATTTCCCCAAGCCCATAATGTATTATCTGTTTTAATAGATAATGTGTGATAATATCCGCAAGAAACTTGACTCCAGTTACTTAAAGTACCAACTTGTACTGGGCTTGATCTATTTGTTTGATCAGATAATCCTAATTGACCGGCAGCATTACTACCCCAAGCCCATAATGTT